TCCTCCTATTGGATTGCTCGCCATAGTTAAAACTGCGGTAAATGTCATATTAGAATTAGGCAGCGTTAACAAACTTAAAGCATCGGCCACACGGGTAACACTTGCGGCAAGCGTTGGAATGTAAGAGGTGGCGTAACTTCCTGCTTCAAGTTGTGTTCCATACAAATAAACAAAATTATTTACCGCATCGCCAATAAGAAAAGCGCAGTTCACCGTTGTAATAGAGCCAGTAAATGTTAATGCTATTCTTACCCACCCATTACCGACCGCTTGCGCAGACGTGCTTAACAAAGTTTGAGTTCCAGCGGTTGAGCTGCTAAACGTATTAGTATCAAAATTGTAAGTTACCCGCACGTTGTTCGTTCCAAACCCTACTTCAACGAGTTGGGCGGAGTAATTTCCTTTTCTTGCATAATAAGTAAAAGTGTAGGTTGTATTAGCTAAAATGCTTACACCATCTCTAGACGCTAAAGCAGTGGAACTTGAATTGCGCAGATACCTACTTGATGGATTACCCGCTGGGTCAAGAACAGCACTATCAAAACTTTTAGTTGTATTTTGAAACCTACTCCATAAATTTAAGAAGTTAGATTGAACAACTAAATTCGTCCGCTGACCTTCCAGCAATAGGCGTGGACAGCTGCTATTTGTGTAGTCCAGACGGGGTACGTTGCTCACTGGCCCAACTGATACGGCTGCGGTGGTGGTGGGTATGTAGTTTGTTGCGATGTCGCCCGTTTCAAGCTGGGCAAAAGCTATGCTAATATCAAGCGTTCCAGATTGACCAACTCCACCAATTAAGCCAATACGGAAACTGTATACTGTTGTAGCTATAGTTCTAACAGTTGAAATACGAACCCAATCCGTGCTTGTGATAGTTACATTATCCGTTGAAGCATTAGTTAATGCAAAAGTTGCGCTACCCGCTGAATTTAATTTTGCATAAACGGAAACCGTTGTTGGTACTGTAGTTCCTGCAATATCTTGTTGCAGCCAACTGCGGTCAGAAGTCGTGGTGCCACCGCCTAAATTGCATTGCAAACGCCAGCCGTTATTCCCTCCAAAGGGGTCGGTAGTATAGTTTGCAGTAACTACGGGAGTAGTGCCAGTACCTTGTGCAATTTTATTCCAAGCAGCATTTGAAAACGTATTGCTTTGGAGGCATAGGTTCGTCCGCACTTCCTCAATAAGGCCGTTTGCCCCAACACGGGTAGCACCCGAAGCACGGGTAAAAGTCAAATCGCCAGAGCCATCAGTCGGCTTCTCTGCGTAAATCTTGCTTGTCTTGTATCCGCTTGGTATAACAACAAGCGAAGCATCTTCGTAAAAACTGGCCATTAGTTAAAATTTAATTCGTCAATAGCATTTTCCAAACACTCAAAGCCCTCCACGATACCGCTATCCGCAAGCACACGAACCTCGTAGGCCTCGGCATAGGTATAGGCGTTATTAAAGCACGCAGGCACGCCATCAAAGCCCAAGCTGCGGGTGTTGTAGTCCTCGTCTCCCCATTCAGTTGAGCAGTAAACCTGCCCCCATCCGATATTATTTGCCATCTTTGCTTAAGTAACTGCGTAGTTTATTTATATTCTCCTGTTTCGGCTTATAGCACCCACGAAGACGCTCGGTTGTCTCGGTCTGGGTAGATGTCCTCGTTGACGTTTTCATTGTATTCAGGAAATTCGGTTGAATGGAAGGCCATATAGTCGATAAAGCGTTGTGCGTAGTATTGTGCTATCGTTCGCTCCTTCTCAACTAAATAGTCGATTTCAATTTTTTCTGCGTTTGTTGAGTTCTCGCTAATATGCTTAAATACGCCTCCATTGGCAACGGTGTACGCTGCGAAGGGCAGGTACTCGGTCATTGCGAAGTGAATAAGCATCGGTTGTATGTAGTCCACCACCAAAGCCAAATAGTCGCCTGCCAAGGTGTCGTTTAGGATTTCGTTTGAAATCTTGTCGTACAACTTGGTGCCTGTGTAGTTCTGGACGTGAATCTGCTGGGCAATCTTAATAAATTGCAGAAACTTGTCCGTATCTACGTTTCCTGAAATTGCCGTGTTGCGGACAATATCTTCTCGTTTGATAAAAAGCGCAGTTGGCATTACTTTTTAGATTTTGGAAGGAAACCTTCGTTTGGCATATCGACAGGGCGGGTAGCAACCTTCTTGTCGTTCTTTGGCAAATCAACTCCTGCTTTGCGGGCTTGGTTAACTGAAATGTCAGCATTCGGGTTTTTAGCATCTGGCGTTACGCCTTCGGCCTTTGCCAAGTAGGTCTTACGCATCCAGAAGTGGTGGCAACGTGCGCCTCCTTTGTACAACCAGATGTCGTAGGTCGGTGAACCATTTGGCCCGAATCCCACTCCGTTCTTGGAAACGTCGTTTACTACTTGTCTGCCCATTCGCTCAATGTCCTCCTTGCGGTACACCTTTTTAGCAGCTACCATCTTTTTGCAGAAGTTACGGCTTGTGCCTTTGGTAGCGTTGGGGGCATAGGCATAACGAATCTTGTACTTACGTCCGTCCTTGCTTACTCCGTCTTGTTCGCTTTTAGCGTTTGGGAATGCGTCTCCTGTTTTGGCTAATTTTAGCAGTGAATCTAAATACGCCTCTTGCTCGTAGTCAACAGGGCGCTCGTCTACCAAGTCCCAGTTCTCCAAGTCCTCGTCCTCGCCAAACTCGGCAAGGCGGTCGAATACCTCGTCTAATTGGGCATCGGTAGCGTCAGAAGATAAACTAAAGCTGCTATCCTCGATTCCTGTTGATTCCTCCACCACGTCCGTAGGAGCAACGATTTCCTCCTTGAACTCCAACGGCTGCAAGGTCTTGAAATAGATATTTAGAGTTGCTTGGTTAAATGCCAACACCTGCTCGATAGCGTCCAAGATAATTTCCTGCAAAGGGCGGATAACGATGTTATCAAACAGAATAGAAGCCGTTTTAAGCTCGTCTGCGTTGTTGCCTAACCCTGACTGGTCTTTGATACCTAAAAGCATCGGAGAAGTCACCCTGTGGCCTACCATAATCTTCTGCGTACATTCCGTAGACAGGAACTGGTACTGGTCGCTTGCATCGGACAGTTGTACGGGTTCGATTGTTGCTGCGAGTTCCTTGTTGTCGTTAAATGCCAAGATAAACCGACCAGCATTTGAACTACCAGAAAACTTGTCTGCAATCCTGCGCTCGATTAGCGTCTGGTCTTCTTCGGTTGGGATTCCATTATTGAAGTTAACCAGCATAGAAGGCGCAAGGCCGTTCTTGATATTGTTAATATGGTAATTGGCAACTTCTTCTTCCAACTCGGCATACGGAAGTGAACCTTGGTAGTCGGTTGGTGCGTAGTAGTAATATCCTGCTTTGTAGGGCTTAATGTAAAGGATTTCAATTCCGTTATTGGACATACCAAACGCATCAATGCGTACTGGTTCCTCTTTGCGTGCCTTTACAGCATCCCAGCTCTTTGCGTAGTAGTAAGCAGGAATATCGCCCTTCTCATTGGCACGTTCGGCACGTAGCGTCTCAACGGGGATATGCTCGACCTTTACAATCTTGGAATGGTCTTGGTTGTAGATAACCTGCATAGCAGCGTTACCCATCATCTTAAAATCGGAGCAAACACGCTTAACGCATTCCTTGCTAAACAAGGCCATCATCATTGCGTACTCGTCTGGCTTTCTGGATGCGTCTGTTGCTCCAAGGCCCTTGCCGTACACCATATCAATAATGCCATTGATAATAGCGTTATTGGTTGGGCTTCCGTTATACCTATCAATCAGGTATTGAAAGTAATTGTTGTCGTCACCGTACTCTACCCACCCCTTGTTAGCCACTTCCTTAATTTCGGGCTTAACGTAGGAGTTCATTGCTACGAATCGAATGTTGCTCATATAATTACAAATGTATTATCCCCAGCGGTCTCCTGCGTGTACACGCCAGAGTTAACAGTGTACTTCTCGAAGTTCGTTTGGTTGGTGCAAAATACACGACCTCGGTAGATTAAGTTCGAGCCGCTAAATACTTCCAACAAATAGAAGTTGGCCTCTTCTAACGTCCAAGCGGCAGCGATGGTCATATAGCCATTTGCGGACGTTGGAGTTATCGTCTGTTGCTGGGTGGTGTTCGTTGACTCGTTGGTGAGTTTAACAACCACCGAAGCAGGAAACGACCTCGGAATGATAACGAGGTTTTGAGACGATGCGCTTGTTGTTAAGATATTCATCTTTTAATTAACTCGCAGTAGGTGTTTTGTTTTTCTTACAAACAAAAAAGCCACCCGAAGGTGGCCTTTCTGAAAGTCATTTGAATTTAGAACTTTGTAATTGAGATTGCGGTTTGAGAATAACGCTGCGACTTTTTAACGCTTCCCTCTGCCTCTTGCTTCATTTTCTGAATCGTTGGCTTTAGGTTTTCCTGTGGGAAACCACGCTCTGCCGCATCTTTAACAAACTGCTCCATTTCGGCTACTTTCTTTGCGGCTAATTGATACGCCTGCTCTGCTTCGTCAAATGCTTCGGACGCCTTCATAGCTTGTCCAGTTGCTTGACGGAAGATTTGGTCGGCTTTATCCAAAAGCGCACGGGTGTCTTCAATATAGCCCAACTCAACTTTAACTGGCTTGGCCGAAGCCAAGATATTGTAAATGCTTTGTTTAGTATTCATAATCAAAAGTCAGAACCAGTTACAATAGTTGAAATACCAGCAGCAGACAAAGTACCATCCAAGAAGTTCGCAGGAACTGGCTCTTGGCCATTCAATACCAAGGTATAACCGCTCATATCACCCATAGCAGCACCAGTAACGATAGTGCCACCAGTAACCTCGCAACCGTGTTCCAAACCAGCAACGAAGAAGTTGTTGTTGCGGTCTTCAACGATAACAATCGGACGACCGTAGGCCATCAACTTGATTTCCTTGTGTGACTGCTTGCTCAACTTGTGCAAGGTCAAATTCAAGGTCTGGTCAAAGAACGTGGTTCCGTTGTCACGAGAAGAAGTAATTGCCTGCTCGAAAGAGGAAGTTCCTTTCAATTCGTATTTGTAAGCGGTCAATCCGCTTCCGAGAACGTCAATAGCATCCGTGTTGGTAGCATCGTATGTTACCGTCAGGTTTGCGTAGTTCAAAAAGTAAACCGCATTCAAA